CAAACATAGCTTTGATGAATTAGAAGCGATTAGGCAAGCCGACCGCTATACGTTTAGTGGCCAGTATATGCAAGAACCAGCGCCGCAAGAGGGTGGAGAATGGCGAAAGGATTGGTTTAATATTGTAAACAAAGCCGAAGTACCTGGAGATGTTTACTGGGAAATGTTTATTGATGGAGCCTATACAAAAGACACTAAGAACGACCCAACAGGAATACAAATAAGCGGTAAAGGTAAAGACGGCAATTTGTACGTTTTAAAAAGTATTGATAAATACCTAGAGATGCCAGAGTTGAAACAATTTATTGAAAGTTTTGTAAAAAGCTGCGGTGTACCTATACAACAAATATTAGTTGAGCCTAAAGCCTCTGGAAAATCATTGGTGCAATTACTAAGGCGCGAAACAAATTTTAATGTAAGTGAATTAAAAACCAACTTTGTAAAGTATTCTAAAATCGAAAGGGCTAGAGCATCTTCGCCTTTTATAGAGGGCGGCAGGATATACTTAGTAAAAGACAACTGGAACGAGGCCTATATACAACAAGTGAGTACATTTCCAAACGCTAAACACGACGAACATATTGACGTTACGAGTTATTCAATAGAACGTAATTTAATTAATAACTTTTTTGTAGTGTAAAATTCGTATTTTTACAAAAAATTTTATATAGACAATGGCATCTATCCTAGACAGATTTAAGTCGCTAGTTACTAAAGGCGCACAAAACACCAATATTAATTACAACAAAGCGCTATATAACTGGCTTGGTAATTCCATAGTATGGAACCAGGAAAACGACGAAACGTATATAAAGCAAGGTTATCAAACAAACGCAACCGTTTATTCTATTATTAACCTAATTACAAAGGCGGCAACTACAATACCGCTGCAAGTTTATGAGGTTAAAAACGTTGCAGATTCTAAGCGCTACAAATCAATGACGAGCGGTTATATGGACGGCAATGTAATGCACAATGCAAGAGTATTAAAAGCTAAGGCATTTAACGAATTACAGGGACACCCATTACACGAATTAATGGAACGCCCTAACCCTGCGCAATCTTATAACGCTTGGCTTACTGAAATTATAGCATTTGGTAAATTAACTGGAAACAGATTTATATATGGTATTGGGCCAGAAACTGGAAACAACGCCAATAAATTTACTGAACTTTATGTATTGCCTTCGCAAAATGTTGAGATTATGAGCGGCGGTATATTAGAGCCGGTGCAAGGTTACAAACTGCAATACAATGGAACGTTTGAAGCGCCAGCAGATTCTATATGCCATATTAAAGATTTTAACCCAGACTATGACGGAACTGGAACGCATTTATACGGACAGTCGCCACTTAGGGCTGGTTTACGCTCTTTAACTGCAAACAACGAGGCTTTAACTACTGGCGTTAAGTATTTGCAAAACCAAACGGCTAGGGGTATATTAATGAGCGACGAAGGAGATATAAACGAAGTGCAAGCGCAAGCGTTAAAAGATAAGTTTAGAAAGCAGCACCAAGGCAGCCAAAATGCTGGAGATATAATCATAACACCATCGAAGCTAAGCTGGGTAAACTTTGGATTGCCTGCTACTGATTTGGCGCTTATTGAGCAGTATAATTCTACTGTAAAAGACCTTTGTAATATTTACAACGTACCGGTACAACTATTAAATAATACTGATAGTAGCACCTACAACAATATGAAAGAAGCCAAAAAGGCTTTATACCAAAACGCGGTTATTCCAGAGTTGGTAAAATTAAGAGACGAATTAAACAGATGGTTGGCGCCGCAGTATGGCCCTAACATTTATATTGATTTTGATTATAGCGCTGTTCCAGAATTGCAGGACGAGTTAGAAAAAATAGTAGGGCAACTTAGCCAAGCGTGGTGGGTAACGCCAAACGAAAAGCGTGAAGCTATGTATTACGGCAGAGAAGATAATGTACAAATGGACGACTTTTTTATACCGGCGAACCTTATGCCGCTTAATATGCCAGACCCATTACTAGACGAACCAAACCAAGAGTAAATGACTAAAGAGCAAAGGGCAAAATGGCAAAAGGAATTTGAAAGCCTTTTAAATACTGCCGAAGCTGCAAGTTTAAAAGAGTTTACTAAATACTATTTAACAGAAAGCAAAAAGGCCGTAGATATATACACGCAAAACGGCGCTTTAAATAATGCCGACTTATTGGCGGTATTTACAAAAGACGGCTTCCAAAAAGGGTACGAGAACCTTTACGAAAGTATTGGTATGCGCTTTGCTAATTGGTACGCTAAAAATTCAGACAAATTTATAACTAAACAATTTGACGCTAGCCAAGAGCAAGAAAGCTGGAGGGCTTATTTTCGTTCCTATGGTATGCAAGTGGCGGCCGAAAGGGTTACGTTAGTACAAGGCACCGCAAAGGGTAATTTAATGAGCGTATTGCGTAAGCTAATGGCTGACCCTATATTTATGGCAGAAGGCGAAGTTGTAAGGGCTAGAATGTTAATGCGCCAATATGATAATTATAGTAAATTCCAAGCAAGGCGTTTAGTTAGAACAGAAGCGACTAGGGCCGCAAATGTAGCGACAATGCGTAGCGCTCAAAGCGTGTACGCTGGTCAAGATATGCAGAAGGAATGGATTACTTCAATGGACGGCAGAGAGCGTGAATGGCACGGTGCTGCTAATGGTCAAATAGTAGATTTTAATAAAAACTTTTTTGTAGGTGGGGAATATATTATTGGCCCTGGTAGTGGTAGCGCTAGAAACGTTGTAAACTGCCGTTGCAGTATGGCGCCATTTCCAAAGCCAGACGCAAATACAACCGATATTATTACAGGCATAGGTTTTGGCCTAACTTAAATAAAACAAAATTTAATATCTTTACAAAAATTTTATAAACTATGATGTTATATAAAGCATCGCCAATGGGCGAACTGTTAGATGCCGACGATAAAAGCGGTATCGTAAAAGGTTACGGTTCAGTTTTTGGGAATGTAGATTCTGACGGCGATATAATCACAAAGGGTGCATACACTAAAACCATTAAAGAAAATGGCGAGCGTGTACGCTACCTATACCAGCACAATATGGATTGGCCACTAGGCAAAATGTTAAACCTATACGAGGACGAAAAAGGTTTAGTATTCGAAGCTGAAATACCGCAAACTAGATTAGGTAAAGACGTAATGCAGTTAATTAAAGCTGGCGTAGTTACCGAAAATAGCGTTGGTATATTGCCAATTAATAAAGCTATGGCTAACGGTTACCGTGAAATTAGAGAGGTTAAACTTTTTGAGATTAGCGCCGTTACATTAGCAGCAAACGACCAGGCTCTTATATTAGATGTAAAAGGTAATGTTGATGTTGAAAAAATAGCTAATAAATATGATAACCTAGCAAAGCTAATTCGTAAGGGCGATATATCCGACGAGTTAGGCTATGCTATTGAAGCTGAACTTTACAAACTAAAATCTTTATTTGTAAATGCCACAGAGCCGTCTGTTGAGGACACTTTGCCGGAAACAAAAAACGAAGATGTTAGCGAAGTATTGAAATATTTGTATAACAGTCTTAAAAAATAATTTAAAATGGACGAAAATTTAAAATCACAGTTAGATAATATTTCTAACGAAATTGATTCAAGAATTGAAAAGGCTTACGGACAAGCATTAGAAAGTGCTACTGGTAAAGCTGACGAAATGATTAAAGGCGAGGTTACTAACCTTGTAAACAAGTTCAATGAACTTAACGAAAGATTAGACGCTAACGAAACTGCTAACAAAAAGCGTTTTGAGGCTTCTAAGCCTGCAACCTTTAAAAACGGTTTATTAACTGCATTAAAAGACGGAGCAATCGAAAGCCTTGTAAAAGGTGGTTCTCGTTCTGCTTCTTTTGAAATTAAAGCAGATATGACAACTGGCGCTGATTTTACTGGCGAGGTTATTCCTGCTGACAGAGTTGCTGGGTACAAATTTGACCCAACAAGACCTGTACACGCAAGACAATTAATTCCACAAGGTTCTACTTCATCTGATGTAGTAAGATTCGTAAAAGAAAGTGGATACAATAACGCTGCTGCACCAGTTGCAGAAGGCGCTACAATGGCCCAGTCTGATTTCGATATGACTGCTGCTGACGCTAATGTTAGAAAAATCGGTACTTACTTCCGTATTTCAGAGGAAATGTTAGCTGATACGCCACAACTTACTTCTTATTTATCTGCAAGAGCGCCAGAGAAATTATTAGAAGTTGAGGACACGCAAATTTTAAGCGGTGCTGGAACAGGGTCTAACTTGTCTGGTATCATTACAGATGCAACTGCATTTGCTGCTGGCGGATTTGCTGGAGCGGTTGAAGCTGCTAACGAATTTGACGTATTAACTGCTGCATTAAACCAAT